GCAGCGATCTTGCCTTGTGAGGAGCGAATGTTTTGGATGGCCTGCAACACGCCTTTCAGAGCATCCGTCGCATTGCCGGATTCAATTTGAAAGCGCAACATCTCGGCATTCAATCCGCCTTTGCCTAGCACTTCAGCGAACTTATCAACATCCGCGGCCAGCCGCGAAAAGACTTGGGACATTGCTGTCCCGCCAACTTGGGTTGAGACCCCCGCCTCGCGTAAGGTCGCCGCTAGACCCGCTGCCTCTTGTGCTGTCACGCCTAGTAACCCGGCGATGCCGCCCATGCGTTGCATGATGTCAAGAATCTGTTGCGCCGTGGCAACCGTAGAATTCCCGAGCACAGTCACCGAACTTGCAATGTTTTCAAGTTCATCAACGTTCAAATTGTAGAGGTTCGACAGAATCCCTAAGAACTCGGCGGCTTTCGAGGAGGAAAACCCAAAGGCGACACTCAACTTGGCTGTCGTGGCTGTTAAATTCAGGAAGGCTTCTTCCCCGACCTGTTGGGCGCTAAAGCCTAATTGCCCGAGGATACCAGTAATTTTCGCAAGTTCATCCGCCGCGACCCCAGCATTGAGTTCGGCTTCCCCAAATCGGGCGGACAATTGAATCAGACTATCCCCCAGGGCCAGCGTCTCTTCCCGGCTCAAGTTCATTGTTCGGCGGGCATGTCCAAGAGTATCTTCAAATTTGGCAAAGTTTGCTCCGGCTTCAACACTGAATTCTAGCAGCTTTTGGCCAAGGTTGATGAATGCCTCGGCAAGCCGATATGTACTCTTCTCATTCTTCTCCAGGACATCACCCCACTGCTCCGCCTTCTTTTTGGCGTCGCCGTCATCCCAGATAATTTCATGAATCAGCGTATCTTTTGTTTGTGCCATGCTATGTCCTTAAAAACACCTTGCGTTGAAGGTCTCGCAATTTTTTGAGGGTTGCGTCAGTAAATTGCACGGTTCTGCGAATCGGCAAGCGGACTGTACCAAAATGATGATACTTGGCATACATCGGCCCGAAAATCTGATTAATATGCTTGCGGCCCCGGTGTGTCCAGGTCATGGCGGTGCGTTCTAGCCGGGCGCGCATTCGTCCCGTTTTCCACAAGATCGGCCACGGGTACTGATGGGCGCGTTTCGGCCATTTCTGCGGGGTCCCTTTTCGATCAAAATTCTGACTGATGCCTTCGCGTGAAATAATCTCAGCTGCCTGATCAAAGAGGGTTGAATGTTGCCCGGAAAAGGTTGTTCCATAGGATTTCCATCTATTTTTCGCCTTCCGGTAGCCGTCTGTTTTCATGTTGATGGGCATCTGCCTCTCCTACGATTCGTAAAATCATCGTGAGCATCTCAAACGCTTTCGCGAATGGAATGCCATATTCCTGACAGAACTTGTCAATGAGTCGATGGTCAAGGGTTTGTGCCGTGGAGTAGGGCGCCACGACATTGAAAAATGCGAGCCAAGCACTCAGCCGAGGGGACAGAATACGGGGATCCCCATGCTTGCTACAGGGATATGTTTCAATGTAGTGCCGCATGTGCAGCGCCGGAATTTTGTTGGCAATTGCCTCTTCATGACACTCTTCACACATCTCCCGATTGTCTCGGCGGAGCCACAACACAAACCGTCTTAGTTTTTTTCATCGTCTTTCAGTTCGAGCAGTCGATCATCACCCAGAAAGAAGGCCCGGAGTTTACGCGCCAGCCGTGCGGCAAACAAGAGTTCTTTGTGCACGAGTGCAAGCATCGCCTCCTTTGAGGGTTTTGTCAGAATATTCCGACTTTCTAAATAGCCTTCTCTCAAAATGACTTCACAGAACTTTGGAAAGTCATTCACGGCCCGGCCCTCACTGCCATCTTTGATCGAATAGCGCGGACTCGCGATATACTTGTCATCCGCCTCGACAAACTTTTCACGTAACGTATCCGTGACCCGTAAGGTCAGTGAGACGCTTTCCTTCTTGCCATCTGTTTCAAGATACCCGAGAATGATTTCTTCCGTTTTCGGGCTCTGATCAAGGATGGCTTCTGTGTCAAATAAAGCCATATCCCCTCCTTTAGAAGGCCGCCAGTACAATCTCGTATTCATCACCAAGCGTGGCATCTTTGGCCGCCTGGCTGGTGACCGATTGAGTCATGATGTCATTGTTATTCAAAGAGACGGTTTGGTTGACAGCTTTCGAGACATACAATGCGAGAATATTATTCTGGTCATCGCCTGCAATATCACCAAAGATCGCCAGGAAGGATCGCCCGACCGCATTATCACGCATCAGAAATTGTTCCCAGGACTGAAAGTACGGCTCTGAGTCAATCGTAATCGTCCGTCCGACATTCGTCAGCCCTGTTTTCCCATACGTGGAAAACATACATTTCTGCGGGGTCACCGGGCAGGACATCGTCACCGAGAGAGTCTCACCGACATCAGCACAGCCCGACCGCAGAATATACGCGGTTTCTGTGGCCGTGCCAGCGCCTGACAGTGCGCCGTGGGTAATTGTAAGATTGCCCCCGGCATCCCCAGAGACATCCGTAATCGCCTTAATTTCCCAGACACTCGATCCCGTATCGACGACAATGTCATCACCAACGCGCACATCAAAGTTTGGCGCGAGTAGGACAGTTTCTGTCGTAGTGGGCGTCCCAGTAATCGTGCCAGCGACCTTTGACCAGCCATCCATATTGAGACATGTCACCTCTGGCGTGGTGTCATCATAATTGGGAGTGACGCCCTGAGCTGTCGTGTCATACAGGGGTTCTAGCGCCACGCTTGTGAAAGTCAAATCACAATGCCCTCCCACGGTCGCATTGAGCACCATTTCTCGCGTCTTGCACGAGGTTAAGCGAACGCGTTTCCCCTGCGATGCGCCAAAATAGCCATACGCGGTAAAAAAGGGATGGTCAGGCGAACTCGTGAGCATCCAGTTAACGCCACATTTGAACTCATCATCTTCTGAGGGAATGGCACTGAGCGGCGTATCTAGTGTCAAATTCGGAGTGGACCAGACAGACACCCGACGAACTTCCCCCTGTGTGGGGAAATACAACAACATGCCAGCCGCCAAGGAAGCGCCCCCTGTTTTGACTGGAATCGTCATCGCTGTAGCTCCCGTGTCAATCGTGCCAGAGGTCGCCCGCAGTTCCGTGCCGAACAGACTCTTCGCGAGCATCTGCCAATCAGGCCCATGGGTACTGAGTGTCCCAATTCCCCGCATTTTGGTTGGAATCGTAATCCCCAGGTCATCTGACCACATCCCCGCTTCCGGGGCATCCAGGGTAAATGATCCGGACATCATGCCGCCTGGAATACTCTCACGGTCAAGGGTGAATTGTGCGCCTTCTTCCGAGGTCATGATCGCCCCGTTTGCAGTTTCGGCCACTGGCGTTCCTTCGGTACTTTCTTCTTCGAGGCTCACACGTTGTGAGCGTAAGACAATTTTTTCAACGGCCATAATGTGGCCCTCCTCTTATGGTAATGATCGCGTATCCGTATACTCGTAAGTATACACTAAGGATGCGCCCCCATTGAGTCGTTCAGCAAACTCAATATCCGTGGGGAGCGAAAAATCTTTGCTCGTGAAATGAATTAAGAGATTCGACTGTCCAAGGTGATTCTGCCAAAACACCTCATGAATGAGATTAATTAACTCAGCAGCCGTTTTCTGTCGATACCGACCGGCTTGCGCCGTGTAGACTTGCCATTCAACGGGACACTGATAGCGCGTCATACAAGCGGGAATAGACACGACATCTCCTGTGATCGGAAGCATTCGCACCCGACACGCCGGAAATGCCGTGCCAAAGTCAGGCGGCATATCATACTCGGTACGCATGACGTAATACTGAGCAATCGCTTCCAGGGCAAACCCGTCAAGTGTCTGCTCGGCCATGCGCTGATCGATGGCATCAAGCAAATCGATGTCAGGATTTGTCACCATTACTCGCCATAGCCTCCAATGATATTCCAGTCTGTGCCGCCGGTATCATAGACGACCTCGACTGCTTCCCCGTCGGCATCCATCGTATAGGAGGCTGCCTCATCAATGGTATCAGACCCTTCAGTTGCCACGACGATATTATTCGTATTCGCGTTCAAATCGCCATCTTTGATGACAATCCATGTCCCATCAGCGGGGGTGTCTGGCAGAAAGATCGTTGAGGCGGCGGTATCAGAATACTCAGAAATATAGACGGAGGACTTGCCGGTGCTGGACATCGTATAACTCTGCGCCGAGATAGTCGTGGACGGATATGTGGCCCAGCCACCGACAGTGAGATCATCTGTAACAGAGAGATCCGCAGAGGCTGTCACGCCCCCTGATGCGGTCAATGTGATCGTAGTCTCTGTAATATCCAGATCTGTTGCACTAGTTGCATTATCGAGGGTTGCACTATTGACCAGAGTCACGATGCCAGTGGATCCGAGACTCATCTTGGTCGCAGCGGCGGCCCCAGCGGCCATGTGCATGAAATCGAGAGCGAAATCTTCACTCGCTCCCGTGACATCAGTTGTTCTGGCGGCAAGTCGAACGCCGACCTCATTATTTCCCGCTGCTGTCTCCGCGCCTAAATCAAGGGATCCCCCGATGCCCGCCGCAGGCGTGCCTGTACTCGTTCGGGTTAAGGTTTGGACCGTTTCCACGCTATCTGTTGTCGCGAAATCCCGCGTTAGCGTGGCCGGGGACGTTGTCTCAAATTTGAGGCTCACGCCATCGGATGACGCCGCCATATTGTCGCGCAACCACTGTGCGATAAAGGCAGATTGCGCCATAATCCATTGTGGACGCGTCACAAACATACTCCCAGCAAAGGCGACGATTAAAATAGTGACAATAATAATTTTATCTCGTGTTCTCATAGATATTCATAGGCGCACGGATCACAATCTCCTGCCTCAGCCTCAGCCTCTGTACAGTCAAGATATTGCACCCGTGCGGTTTCATTCTGTTGACCTGACACATAATCTATCCCAGGAATCATCAGTGTATAGGTTGCCACCTTTTCGAGCTTTGCAATGGTTTCCTCATAACGACGTACGGCGACGGGGTGCGCGGCATTATTCCCGGAGAGGGAATGATACAACGTCAACCAGTCGGAGACAGTCCCGACCCATTCAGGTCGGGTGTCTGTATTCCATGCGTCACAAATCGTACTGCCATAGCGGGGCTCGACATACGACAAGATTTCATCTTTCGCTTCTTGTCGAGCGGCATCAAAGGCATCTGCATCAATGCTGCCGTCTTGATCCTCATCAAGCCACCATTGGAGCACGAGCGCATCAGCTTTGATCTGCACGGATGCCTGGGTTGAAAAATACGCCTCAGCCATGATTAATTGACCCCTGAGAGCAATTGACCATACGATTTCGCATACGGTTTATACTGGTTGAAATACCCAGCACTCAGCTTCAACTCGCCGGTCATGCCTTTCAACTCATCATAGGTTTCTTTCATAATCCAACCACTCGGATCCGTCACCGGAGCAAAGACATATTCATGTCCCCAGGTCGGACGTTGCACCCGTGAGCCGGTTGCTTGTGGATTCACCAACCCCACCCAGACATAATCACCCCACAATGCGCCTTTGGTTTGACTGGCTACAGGCAGATCTGCCGTGGCTGCTGTCACGGCTTGCGCACGGGACACGATGACTTCCAGCCCGAAACACATGGACAGATACTGCTGTGTGACACGGGCACTCATCTGATCACGATCTGCCGCCGTTACACTGCCGAAATCGAGAATCTGTGAATTATTCATCAAATCCTTCATCGTCAGCCAGCTAAAGGCAATATGTGTGGCAAACGGATTTTCGTATTTCAGAAAGTTCACATCCGTAATCGGCGTGCCGTTCGTGGCATCTGACCAGGCCGAACTCCCTGCAAAATCCCCGGCGCCAATCGTATGCACGTTGGCGGCATCATAATTATTGGTCGTATCGGCAATGGCAGTCACGGCAGCAATCTCTTTATTGATCATCGCCATGTGAATAATGTATTCCCAGCCATGTTGCCGATATTCTTCTGCCGAGTTGAACCCATGTGATTTATAATCTTCCAAATCACTCACATCAATCGGGTAACTTCGACCTCTGACCTGGCAATCCCAGGTGACTTCACTATCTGACACATCGACATTTAACGGATAGCCGTCTTTGCCGAGACGGAAGTCATAGCGTTGATACCACATCGTCGATGCGTCCACATAATAACTTCCTTTTTTGGACGGTTTGGGTTGGCGGACAAAAATTTGGTCAGCGACGAACCATTCATCAGGATCGTAATACGCCAGAGCCATGTCCACCGCATCAGGGACTCGATAGGTAAAACTCATGGTTTATGTCTCCTTTTGTGGTCCGATTTCTGCCTGAACAAGACAATAGCCATGCTCGGTGGATTGTGCTGTCAGGGCAGTACCGACTTTATATTTGGTGGCCGTCAACACCTTGACGTGTCCAGTGGCCGATTCACACATCAATTCATCTCCAATTGAGATCGCTTCAGCCACAGGAACCCAGAAGAGTTCTCCGCGCGCGACGCGGGCTTCTTCAGCCGCTGCGGTGGTGGACTCATAAATAAATCCATAAATCGCGGCACCATCCGCCGCAGGGAGTTTCACTTCCCCGTATTCATCCCCGGTCGCTACAACACAGAGGGCTGTCCCGGCGGCCACAGTGATCGCGGCTTCTGTTTTAGCAAACACGACCTGATGAGGGTCAATGCGATTTCCATAGGCATTTCCCATGATTATTCCCCTCCTTCGGCATTACGCAGCTTGGTAATCTTGTCGAGAATATCATTCGACTTCGAGGCCCATTGTGCGCGGGCTTGCCAATAGTCCATGTCCTTCCCCTGAGCTTTCGCTTCGGCCTGAAACTTTTTAATTTCAGCTTCCTGGCGTTCGTACTCAGTCAACGTGGGCTCAGTGTGTTTTCCCGTCGGGAGGTCAGATGACTCCGGCACAAACAAGGCATCCTTGTCTTTGGCAAGCTTCAAGATGTGTTCAAGACTTGTCAAATACGCCTGGTCAGTGGGCACCGGATCTGCATCCTCCGAAAATTTCACAACGCCATTCTCTGCCACTACGACAGGCCGAATCGCCTCCAGCGCCGCGGGCGTCAAATGGTATTCGTTCTCCAGTTTCAGAAGCGTGGCCTCAGTTTTTGTGGCCTTATTCTCCTGTTGTAACTTGAGAACCTCTGAGGAAAGGGCATCATTTTGTCCTTTCATCTCATCGACAACTCCCTTGAGAGTGGTGTTTTCTTTCTGTACTTGTTCCAGGGCTTCGAGACGGCCTTTCATCGCTGCGAACTCCTGGAATTCCTCACGGGAGAGCTTGACTGTACTGGCTTCTTGTGCATCTGCCATAATATCAGTCTCCTTTGTCTCATGATTAATAATATCTGGTACGTCACAGCGCACCGTCTGAATGCCCATCTCATCACGAGAGAGCTTGACACTATACCCCGGTTCCTGGGGCACAGCCGGATCTGTGTTTGCGCCCAAAAACGCCACAGACCGCAACACCACCGGATACACTTCCCCGGTGTCTGGATTTTCAAAATTCGGGAGGAGTTCGGCACTTCGATACGGGAACCCTTCGGCTAAGAGTTTCGCCAGGTCGGGGTCCACATGATCAAAGCGGACAAAACTCCATTCTTCGGCGTTGAACAGCCGAGTTTCTGGGGTCATTGTGACTCCTGCGGCCCAGTCGTGCAATTTCGAGCCGGCGATGTCTGTCGGAAAGTGCCGCAAATGAATAAACGGCGGGACCGGCTCAGTATTAAAGCGTGCATTCTTTTCGCCTCGGTATTGCCCAGTTTGTTGCGCCTCTAAGAGATACGGCATGGCTTTGAGCGTATCACTAACCAGACCAGGAATATCTTTGATCGCCAGGCCATTAAAAACCCCTGGTTTCAAAATCGGCACATCTAATGTTGCCATATGTTGGGCTTCCTCCTTATAGCCACTCCCTTCAATCGCTGCCCCCTGAAGATAGGCTTTCCGTTTCGCTTCATCATCAGAGCCTTCTTCGCTCGCAAGATAGCATTTCCCAGAGTCGCCATATTGCCACCCTTGCTCTCCATCACGTTGACATCGTTGGACAGGCATTATTGCGCCTCCGCTTGACGGCCCACGATATAATATTTATATGTTTCCCCCGGCATGGTCGTTGGAATTTCACTTTCTGGCGTCAAGTCATACAAATTGTAAACAGGTTCAAGCCAGCCCCGATCCCCAAAATCTGACGGAGGGTCAAGCACCTCCCACCGGGGGTCGTGTTTAGGCAAGGTAATGTCCGCCCATAGTCGGGAAATCGGGCGGGTCCGGTCATCGAGAATGGCCTTTATTCGAAACCCTATCACATCAGGGGTTTCTTTGATGGCCTGATTCACGGCCGTTTGCCGGGCTTGTCGAAACGAGACAAGCAAGTCTGTTCGGATCGTGGGCGTCATGTTGATTCCATGCTGTTGAAAGATTGCAATGGCTGAATCATAATAAGCTTTCCAGGCATCAGCTTCTGTGGGGGCGTCCAATGTCGGAATCAAGGCATCTCGCAAAGCAATCAAAATAGAAAGTTCATTGTCAAAAGACCGTAATTGTTTAATCGAAAAGACTCCCTTGCTCTCCCCTTCGTTCAGGTCTTGAAATCGCTTAACGGGGAAATCTGCTAGAATTGCTTTCGCCCGCTCAGCTACCGTCTGATAAATTTCAGGATTCGGGGATGTTTCCGGGAAATGTTCATACCCTGCCGGGATCGCCACAGGTGGTGTAGGTGCGTTCTCTTCCTCATCCTCTGCCTGTAATTTGACTAGGGCTTCTTTCGCAATCGGGGACGGTGAGGATGGTTGCTCTTCAGTCAAGAGATCCTGGCTGTCCGGTGTGGTCGGGGCGCTATACTCTTCTGAAATCAATTGCATTTTCGGATAGATGTCCGTTTGCAACCAATTGAAATCACAAAACCGCCGGATGACTTGCTCCGTAAAGGCCACCGAGATTTCAGCGGCATCCCGTTGTTCGAGCCCGGCTTCTTGTCGCACCTGGGTACTTTCAGCCATGCTCCGTGAGCCAAATTTGCCCTCTTTCAATGTCAAGGGACTACCGGTCAAGACGACAGAAATTTGTGATTTGAGTTCATCAATGTATTCCCGGAACACATCAGCATCAACTTCGACATTGAGTTGCTCAATGCGATTCCCATCATCCGCGCCGATGCCGCCATAAATCATCGTGATAGTATCAGACCCCATCTCCCGTAAAGCTGTCTGATAGGCAGTGCGCTCAGTCTCGGCGCTTGCCCCTAGGAGGGCTGACCCATAATAGCCGATAATATGGCCGTGCCCATGGCGTTGCGCTCCACGGCCCCAGGACTTTTCCGCATCGGCTCGCCGGGGTTCGGCATCGCGTAAGGGTTCGAGTTCCGAAATGCCATTCTTGTCCGCAAACAGCCGCTGATTGGTCACGATCAGAAACCGCCGTTCATCGACCGGTTCAAAGGTCTTCATGCGGACCCCGCGATCATTGACTCGCTGCACATACAATCCTGGCTCGTATCCCTGGGGGTTATACTCAAAGAGCGTCGGATCCACATGCTTAAACCCATCAATGACGAATTTCCCGGCATAGTCCCCTTCAGTTTCTTTCACCCACAGAATTTCATGCACGGATTTCTTGAGAAGGAGTTTCGCATAACAGATTTCTTTAAGCACGTGCGCCATTGTGCCCTCATGCAATCGGCTGTCAAAGAGCCAGCGCGTGGCGTCAAGCTGCTCCGAGGCAACTTCATTCCCCTCAAGATCCAGGCTTTGCACTTGAGCAGGGGAGGTCAACTGTCCGGCCTCATCTTTGGTCGGACTCGCGCCAGTCCATTTGCCAGAGAGATCCCGAAAGCGGACCCCGGCCCAGATATACGGCGTAAAAAACATGTCCCAAAGATCAGTATCAGACTTTTGTGTGAGGCAGGTCTCTGAAGCACCAAAGGCCGTTGTCTTGCATTTGACCGACACCGTCGGCGCGTTTTTCTTGCCAAGACGCCCGAACCAATCGACAATCGGGCGCAATAAAGAACGAACAGGGTATTTCGGCTGTGGCATACTTTCAAAATACAACAGGGTGACAGTTTTTGTCAAGTGTTTGAACAAAAATGTAAGAATAACTTTTTTGTCTGTTTGACAAATTCTAGAGGAAATATTATGCTAGTCCAGCATGAAAGGAGGTGAGGATTATGGGACCACGTGAACTCCGTGAACGAATCACAGCCTTAGAAAAAAAATTGGATGAGGTATTTAAACGGGTGGAGGCGCTTGAGAAGAAACCAGCCCCGGCCAAAGACCGCAAACGGACTGAAGTCAAAACCGATTAATGCCGCTTGCGATAGATACGGACATAGAGCCGGTTCATTTCTGCATAGGCCGGATCGGCTCTATAGGCTTGTTGATATTTAACGATCTCCTCATGATGGTCATGCTGATATTTCCTCTGATAACAGGCATCACACAGTCCTTTAGCATGGAGTGTTGACACCTGATGCTTCCCTCGTAAGTATCCTTGACAGAGCATACTCATTTCCTCACTGAAATAATCTGATAGATTTGTTGGTTGAGATAGCCAAATTCCTGGACACAGCCGTATCGGATACAGTCCATGCAATGATCATGTTCTGGGACTGGTGTTTCGGCTTTCTCTCCTGGTTTCAACATCCCCCGCTTATCTCGATCTGGCCGTTTATACTTTTTGAATTCTTTGCGCGTCTCGACACACTGCGGAAAAATCATGAGCCGGGGTTTGCCATCTGATTGAATTTTCAGCAGACTCTCTACGACTTCAATTCCGGCGATAATGCCACTACTGGTTTGTTTGGTCGGATGGTGTTTGATGGCCGGAATCGAATGAATGCGCTTGTCCCCAAATCGGGGATTTGCATATTCCAAGCGAAGTTGCGCATCATGGTCAGAAATCGTAATCAGCCGAGGGCGCAAGGTCGTATCCTTGAGCTTTATTCGTCCCCATTGTTCCCACATCTGCTCGATATGATATTCAACGAGCCGGTTGGCCTGATAATATTCATCAATGACATACATCCGCCAGCCATCTGTTGCCAAAATTAGGCTGACCGTTGGATGCACTTTCCCAAAGTCAATCACCCGATACATCTTCCAATCGCTCGGAATCGGAAAGGGGTCACAGAGATGCGTCGCATCAGAGTAATCAGGATACACGAGCCCCTCTGCGCCCATCATTTCGCCATAAATACGAACACGAAGCGCCCGTTCCCCTAGCATCGCCATCCACATGTCAATTTCTTCTTGACTGATATGTGGATTTTCGAAGAGGGACATAGGTTTGTCTGGAGTCCAGTATGCAAACTCTGTCGGGTCATGGCCCTTGTCGATCAATTCTTCAAGATAGTCGTAGCCCTCAATAGGAGTGTAACTATAGCCAATTCTTGCTTTATGGGCCAATGTCCCGCGATAGACTTCAAGCCAAATATCATATGGGGCCTCTTCGTCAAAATGCACATAATCCCAAATAGCGCCCTGATGCGCACTTCGTCCCTGGTCATAGCTCCCAAAAAAAATCTTATATCCGTTGGCGTTCAATTTCATCATCTGTGGAATTTCTAAGGCTCGGTTTTGCCAGGCCACAGTATATTCTTGAGGATGAAGTTGTTCGCGATAGTGTTTCCACAATTGCTTGCCAATATCTTTGTACGTATTCGTCAGGGCAAGACCCTGACAGCCCGGAGGCATCGCCCGTCCCTTACTGACATGGTCGTGGGCCGCCGTGGTAGTTTTCCCGGATTGATTGCCTCCAGGAAGGATGTTGACCTTCGCAGAAGAGGCATGGAATTGAGCGGCCTTGACATTGACCGGCGTATAGGCGGGCGGAGCAAAGGTTGAGGGCAGAAAACAGGCCGTCTGGTGGATGCGTGTTCCGGCGGTACGACAATACGTAGCTAAACTCATACACCCCCCAATGGCAAGACGAACTGATCGCGTTTTGGTTCATAACTGCCGGCCTGAGCGAGGGCATCTTCTTGCATCCAGGTCAAGACCTTGGTTGCAGTCGTTCGCTCCTCTTCGGTGAAGACAGAGCAGAACGGGAGATCAGCCTTGATTTGTTCCATCACTTCGATACGGGATTTGACTTCCCAAAATTTGGCATTCTCAATGGCCATCTGGACGGTGCGAATGATGAGATGACAGGCTTGTGCCAAGTCTTTGAGGTCATAGAGGGAGTGGTCTTTTTTGACATCCCGCGTCACACGCGGCAACACGACTGACAAGTCATAGATCGCTCGTTGAAAGTTTTCCAGCGTCTTGTCAAACGTGGCGGCTTTCATCATTTAGGAGGTCGGCGCCCACTGATTGATCAGGAGCGTGCCACGCAAGATCGGATCCTCTTCGCCTGTCTCCTTGACCCCTCGCAAAACATACACCCCTTTTTTCTGCGTAAGGGCATCGATGAGCGTGGCGACATCAGCCTTGGCAATATAGCGGGCAATTGTGCCTGCTGCTCCACCAGAGGTCAAGCGCCCATTCGTGGTGGTCATTGAAAAGACGGTGGACGTGTCCCACCAATTATTTTTGATGTCAAGATACAGGGAGGCATACACGCTCAAATCATAGGGCAAGAGCGTATCTTTGTAGCGCAAGGTCAACGTAGGCGGGTCATATGTGGCATCTTCTTCAATTGTCATTTGCAATACACCGGGTAACATAACCAATTTCTCCTTGTGTCAAACGGTTTGTTTTAATGTACAACAAATGACACTTTTGTCAAGTTTTTAGTTCATTTCCGATACAACGCCACCCAAATTTAGGCCGCGTCTTTTTTGTCGAACTCCTTGGCATTCCACAGCAATCTCAAGTTGATCAATCCCCCTTCCCCATTATCAGGGGGAGTAAACGTATATTGATAGGTGGCTAAATAAACACCTGGGGATTCCTCAATATCATAAAATTGATTCTCTTCGTCTTCCTGAAGGCATTCAAGCAACCCATCATTCTGTTCTGTTCTCTCTGGTGTCTGTAATACGCACCAGTTTTGGTGTTCGCCAATAGCAATTATAATATTCTCTATGGTTCCACATGAACCATGGTCCACATATTCAAAAATGATCATTTATATAACCTTCCAAACAGATAACAAATTATTATCATGACACCATTCATGAATATCACAAACGGCATCGATACTGATCAAGCCGGGTCTGAAGATTTTGTTTGACGATGTCCAGCACGTGCTCATCATCACGAATCACAGCAGCGACAACGACCAACTGCTTATATAGTCGCCGTCGCCGCCGCCAGGTGTTCGCCTGAAGAAATCTCAGGCTCAGGGTGTTCCATCGCTCAAACGCCTTACTTGTCGTCATCGTGATGGAGCATCTCCAGATAATATGCGACTTTTTCTCGCAACGTGGGATCCCCAATGGTGCGTGGCAATCCAGTCTCTTCACTCGGAGGGGTTCCTTTTTCCAGGGCGTCCTCTTGTCGCAGAATTTCGTGATAGATCGCAAACATCTCTTCAAAGACCTGATACTGCCGGTCTTCAAACTTCTTAAAGTCTGCGGTCAATTGATTGATCGCCTCGCCACTTTCCACCCCCAAGGCATACAATTGTTTGTTGCGCTCTTCGCGTTCGGTGACAAAGGCATGAATTTTCGGCATGTAATTTTTGAATAACAGATTGACAAGTTTTTTAATCATTCGCTTTCTCCTTATCGCAAGATGACTCTGGCTCGTTGTGAGTGTATGCAAACGCGGGAAAGAGGGACCGCAATTGTTGGCACTTCCCCACAATACTGACAGGGCTTGAGCGTATAGTTACTCATCATGAATTGCCCTCCAAGCCTGTGTTTCGTGTCCCTCAGCCTGCTCCTGCTCTTCTTTGTAGCGTTGCAACAGCTTGGCGAATTCATCCGCCTGTTTCTGCGGCACAGGAATCACCCGTAGAACCCCTGCTCCCCAGTAATAGGCGAGCACCTGACAGGAAAGTGCCGCGAGGTCTCCTAGTTTTTTGTCTTGTGCCTTTGTGAGGCGCAAGAGAGTTGATTCTATCATTCATAGCCTCCATACTGTTTGCCCCACAATGCAATGAGCAGCGCATCGCTTTTGCCGTGGTCTTTCGTCTTGCGGCGAAAATCCAGATGACTAAAGAGCCGTTGCGCTGCCATGCGAGAGCGGGTTTTGGTATCCGGGCCATCGATGGACACCAGCATTTTCTTTTGCCATTGCTTCGGGGAGATCACTACAAATGCAATCGTATAGATGCGCTGAAAGGCTACGACCAGCCCTCGCAGTTCGCCATAATGGGCCATCAATTTTGCGGTACTCACCAGCCCCTGTTTGGGGTATGCCTGTTGTTTTTCCAACAGGACCACACAAGGTCCGACGGTGTACCAATCACACAATTGATCACGAATGTCATACGGTGTCAAGTCCTGGAGGCTCACCACCTGAGCGCCGCCAAGATCCCCTGCGGGGAGGAAGGCCATCCCCCCCGGTGATTGTTGTGATAAACCTGGGTCAATCCCAATATAATTCATGATTGTTTTCTCCGAATCTCTGCCACCGGCGGATACCGCTTTGTGTAGCGTTTCGCCCGTGCCCGTTTCCGCCTGAGTTCTGCTTTTTTGTGGTTCATCGCTTTGGTATTCATACTGTCCCCCCCGTTGCCTCAAGATAGAGGCGTTGACATTCGTTCCAGTCTTCTTGATCACGCGCTGCCCGAAAAGCATCGCCATCACCCTCCGCGTCAATCAGTTCATCCAACCACAGCGCCAGTGTGGCCTCATCCGGCTGGGCGATCTGAGGCTGAGCCGCCGTCAGCTCTTTGTTCAGTTTCGTGATCATCGCCGTGATCGTTTTATCCGAAACCGACTTGCCATTGGACATCTGCCCGGACTCCAACCAACCATCCACCTCATCCAGGCGGGCCCCCGTCCAGGCTCCCCGTTCAATCCCTTGTCGCAGGACCATATGCAAATCGTGGATCAGGGTGTCATCATAGGACAGGGGGTCCGGGGGGATGTCCTTCTCATCCGTCTCTGTCTCAATGGCATCCCCTGTAAGTTCCCCTTCATGATAGATGCGACTCTCAAAGACATCCGGACAAAACCGGGCCACGCCATTCGTCATCGCGCGGGCAAACAGCATCATATCCGGGTAATTCTTCCAATTATCCCGACCGGTCAAGCCGGCCTGTTTTGCATCATCCAATGTATAGGTCGAGATGCCTAGGACTTCCCAGCGTCCTGTGCGCTTCGAGATGCTCCAGAACTCGATGACACATTGTTGCCGGGTGGATTCTTTGACCTGATAATCATACCGGGCTGACCGCTTGACCGCGGTGGCATGCATGTCTGCGCCCAATTCAACGCGCGTGCCGCCCTTGCCAGGGATGAGATGAATCCCTGACATCGAGGTGAATGGGCCGAAGCCATTCTCGGCCCCAGCCATGATTTTGACTTGCGCTTGCGCCGCGCTCGTCACGTTCGGAAACAATTTCGATTCATAAAACACTTGGCCGAGTTGCGAGATTCCCATGTCCAGCATGGGAACCTGTGAGTCATACTTCTGTAATGTGTTCATCATGTCCCTCCTTAGTTAAAGTTCACGAGCCGGGCATCAATTGCCCGATGACACTCGCCACATTCATAATACTGGAAACTTTCATCTGCCGGAGCTGACACTAAGGTCATCGAGGCGGCTGGGTGAGCCGCCTCCCCTTGCCCAGTACACGTCGGGGTCTGTTTCATCTTGCGATAGTCTGCCAGTCGCACCGGCGCTTTCTTTTTGAACAGCTTTTCCAGGCTTGGCTGTTCATGGTTCAGCACAAAATCGAGATGGGCTTTCGTCTCTTGCATCATGCGGATCGTGTACGGCTTGACCGTACATTCATAGTATCGTGTCGTAGGGTCCGTATCGCCATTGTAGGCGATGGCTTTCAAATGAGAAGGGATTCCGTCAAGCCGTGTCGGCCCGACCCAAGTCAAGACATCTGGAAACGCAATGCGCTCCCAATGCGGATCCGGGTCATCCTCTGCCACGAGCGCCCAGTCCCCCTGTTTCTCTTTCAAGATCAGGGCCACTTTCGTCAAGAACAGCTTCTCGGCTTGCTTGACGGCCGTGCCCATGTAATAGCAAGCCGTATGGATGCGCGTCGGCAAATAGCTGGACACATCCCCCGGCACGGTATGCCAGTTCTGTTTGTAATGGAATTCACCGACCGCAATCGGCTGATTGCACCGGCGGCACGTCCACGGCTTGCGAGGCTGTTTCACCTCATGCAACGTACCCCACTCTCCCTCTTTGCGATTGACTTTGACTGATTGTCCATGTTCAAGTATCATGGTGTTTCCTCTTAGTTCAATGTTTATAATTCGTCTTCTACTACTCTCTTTATATGCAAGCCTCATGCCAGCATTACTGATACCAATACATTCTCACAATCCTGGCCCCTTCAAAGAATTATTTTGAAACCATATTTTTCGACATTTCTTTGATCATTGTGGGATCTGCGTATCCCCGACTTTTGGAGTGTGGCCGAAGGTATCCTTCTGCAATCATTTTTTTATCATTCGGATGAATCTGTTCCTCTTCAAGAAAGAGACACACTTCATAAAATTGTTTTTCCCGATCCTTAGCATCGGGAAGGGGGAGAAGCATTTCAGGAGCATTCTTCATCAACCATTCGGTTGAAGTAAGAATCTTTCCGACCTTTACATCATCTAAAAGATTGGAATAGAAACTCTGAAAGTCCTGATTATTCTCAAAAATCAGGACAGGACTTTGATCGATCCCATATGATTTGAAACTGTATGCTTGGGATCGATCTAATAGCCATCGTTCCACGATTCCCCGGATACATGGGGACATTCCGCTTTGAATTCTTACATATTTTTTCATAATAATCTCCTGGTGATTAGGTAGCTTTCAGGCTCTTCATCTTCAAAGTAGCATAGAATGCTACCTTATGGGGACGGCAGTAAAATCGAGTCACGCGATCCCCAAAATATCCATACTCTTTTGCCTCAACTGGTTTACCACATTTGAGGCATTTCCCGTTGCCATTCCCATCTGGAATGGGGATGGACTTTTTGATTTCTGCTTGTGCTTTCATAGGAATTCTCCTCCTTATTTATACTTTGCGGCCATTCCGGACCACCCAGGCAGCTTGTGTCTCGGTGGACGAGTGTTCCGCCCTCCAATTCACATTAACCCAGCCCATCTTTGCCATTGTCTGTGCTGTCTGCTCCGCTTCTTGTGCGGACCTAACTGTCACAGATTCCCATGCTGAATTTGCTGTTTTCTGTCCGTTTACTTCCCATTTGCGGCTGTTCATGGTGTTTCTCCTTGTTGAATGATTCTTATTTTGTGTTCACTTACACTTATATATAATGCAAATCTCATGCAAACTCCTGTGAATGCACACAAAATTCTTGCATTTTTTTGAATCTTTTTTTCTATGCGGTATAAGTCATGACATTCTCATGACTTATAGATCATAGTCTGTAAAAAAAGTTCTCCACAGGCCATGTCAACATTGTTGACATTTCAAAAAAGCCTCAAAAGCATGTCAAATTGTGACATGTTTTGTCACATGCTATGCAGGTCATTGCATAGTGCTCTTGCCTAGTGCCATAGGCAATCCCAGGCTTTTGAAAGCGCCTGACAAACATGGGGTGTCAGAAAGTGTCACTTTCTTCCGGCGGCGGATCAATCAAATCCCAATGCTCCTCATCGTGCCGGCCCCGATCAGGAGACGGCTCCCCCTGTGGAACACCTGGACTGTCATCCTGTAAGAGACTCCACCGATCTAAGAGCCAATCAAACGGGGAATGATACATGGACTTCATTAGTTTCTCCTTTCATGTCTTCTGAAACATCCCCCAGAGGTTTAGCAGTCGTTCAGGAGACTGATTCCCCCCTCCTGCATTCCTTGCTTTCGCACAAAGCGCATCAAGTTGATCAATCTCGACATCAGATAAAATGATGCCCATGCTGAGGGCAAGAGCTTTTAAGTTTTCCCGACGAAGATGGTCCATTCTTGATCTCCTCATTATTGTACGTGTCCGAATGTGTCAAAAATGGCGGTTTGCTTCGTGAATTTCATTAGTTTCTCCATGATACTTCTTATCAAGCATTATTATTCCAGCTATACGTATAGCCACTATCTGGAGCAGGACTCCTTTCGCAGAGCCAAAGAAGCTCGGCTTCTTCCTGTTGTAATTGCGCCCAGAGTAGGCTATACGCCAGTGGGGGCAGGTCTTCCTTCAACTGCAAGAGCAGATCCCGCCGTCGGGCGAGGTGACTCTGCATCATTGTTTGGATGCATGTGTTGAGCATAGAGATTCCTCTAACTGTGTCCAATGCCAATGAACACGAATGTCACAGGCATCGCGGCTAAATTGATATAAAACAGGGTGCTCCACCCCACGAACAGACCATTCCAAATCAAGACGATCAGGCTCGCCATAAAAAAGAAGAGATAAAACTGGGGCTTTCTGAGTGTCCAAATGAAATAGATTGCCGTAGCAACCTCAAAAATAACTAATAAGAGCTTGTCTACTTTGGTCTCATCGATTTCCTGTGCTCCTGCAACCAGAGGCACAAGCAGACAGAGGCACAGACACAACATCCCCTTAATACATCGTGCCATAGCGTCGTTCCATCATGTCGCTGAAATGGGGATTGCGAATGCAAGAACGGCAAAAATTGCCCCCACATTCCGCACATTGATGACACAGGGGCGCCCCGCAACAAGCACACTGCGACATTCCCGGCTGACCACAGTCACACAGATTCTCAAGATCCGTATATGGATCGTAATCTTCGATAAAATCATCTTCGTGTTCGGCGATCCATTCAGCGTATTCCACGTAATCCATCGTTCGCTCTACCCGTCCGGGTGGCCCCACCCGGCGGTTGACTCCATGATGTCCTCATACAGCGCATCCGCGTCGTCCGCTTCCTGTCGGGCGCGAGCGATGTCGTTGGCTGTGCCCGCTTTCCGGGCCGTGTCAAGTTTATCATGCGCCTCCGCCCGCAGAATGCGGGCCGCAGAGCGCAAGCGCAACATGTCTACCTGCTCTGTGATGCGATGGAAGGGTGTCATCTGACTATTCTCCTTATAGATTCTCGCTTTCAAATTTCGCATCTAAGCGATCAAAAGAAGGATGGTATGGGATAGTATACCCTTTTCCTTTTGATCATTCCTAACTAGAAAATCGAAAGAATTTCATCTAGTATTAGATAGCACCGGGGGCGTCTCGTAACGTGGCTGCTCACACGGCTTATACGAGTCTCACCTTTTCAACATGTCTGCCCCGAGCAACTTGACAGCAAGGACAGTCGGGGGGAGGTTCTTGTCATGAAGAACGCACCGACTTTCATCGGACCCCTCATGCTGGTCGCCTGTGCCTACTTGGGAGGTGTGGCCCTCGATTGTGTGCCCCCATGCTCATGCACGATTTCACGCTCTAAGTCAAACACATTCATCGCGAGCCGGACTCCGTGCTGTTCATCCCACACTTCGACTTCTTCAAATGGGCCATACTGCCGTTGAGGAAAACAGGCCCAGTCCGGCCCGACGCGAATGACATATTCATAGCCATCCAGACATTGAAACTGTGAAGTCGTGTGTGTGCGTAAAAAGGTATTGATCATATCTGGCATGATGCGTCTTCCTCCTGGAGGTGCTGACAAAAAGTCTCAAATGAAAACGGCTTATCATAACAGAGACCATATTTGTGATGCAAATCTTTATGGTGTTTGCGCCAGCCCTTGAGCGGCTGGTCAAACGGCTGAAAGTGCGCCATGTGTCGGGAAAGCCCCATGCGATGCGCTTTAACAACAATCGCCTTCCATGTGACGGCCGGGAAGGCAGCCATCAATTGTGCTTTCGTTTGCCAGGAGTACATCGCTTCGAGTTTCGCTTCCCGATGCTGCTGTTTCCAATACGTGTGTTGGCGTCGCTGATGTTTCGTTCTCATTGGCCCTCCCCATAATATTGTTGTAGCGCCAAGAACAGATGATAGAGCGGCTCCGCCTTCGCATCGTGGGGCAGCACAAAGCTCCCGCCTGGGTGCTCAAACAGGCAGAGATGCACACACGGGTCATCGGCGTCATAAATTGTGAGGCGACACATCCAGGTCGCTGGCCCTGAAGCCCCTTCTTGGATGACACGAAATGATGTCATTCTGTTTGTCGATCGGGCAACGAAGCTATGAGGACAGCCGCTTCTGCGCCATCCCCCAGACTCGGCTCGAATGAGTCAAAGACCTGGGCCTGTGTTGGTGCCCGGCGAATCTGCAAGGGCGGCACCCCCTGCGCCATCCACCAGGCCCGGCTGTAAATAGGCATGTTCTCAAATTCAAGCTGTTGATCTTCTTCTTGCTCTTGTTTGACATCAACGAGCACCATGCCATAATTATTAATGCCTTGCTTCTTGACATAGTCCTCTCGAAACTTGAGCTTGTTGCGCTTAAACGGATTATAGTTGACCTGATGCTGCCAGCGTCCCCACTTCCACGTAATATCGACGACATCGGGATGCTGCTGCTGTAAGGATTTCGCCATTTCCAGCCGACCATCGAATTTATCATCTTGCCGATAAAGTTGGTCCGTATTGCCGCCTTTCATGGTCATCGTGGGCATTTTATCACAGAGGAAGGCATTAAATAAGATGGTACACCATCCCGCTTTTAAGACTCGCAAAGAGATGTCTGTATCTTCATTGTAACGCCCACGCCATCGAAACGGGATGTCATTCCGAATCAGAATACAGCTATAAATCCGGGTATTCAGATAAAATGGAGGTACTTTTGACTTTCTGGGAGTCAACAGTTCGTATTGAAACCCGGCAATAGCGACATTTTCATAACGCAACACAAAATCCTCTGCCACCTTAAAATACACGCCTGTGGTCCCTCTGACTTTCAAATTCTTGTTCAATCGGTAAAAATCTCTGAGATTGTCGTCGAGAATCCAATGCCAACTAGCCCCTTGTTGCATACTGTGTGCCCACACCCAGTTTCGAGCAGGGATTGAACCTTGCCCTAAATTTGAAAAAGGGAGCACCAAAATCTTTTGTGGATCAATAACTGCGGAATACTGAGCATATTCCTGGGGTTCAATGACAATGTGATAGGGCACGTCCATTTTGTCAAGCGCCTTGCTTGTCAATCGTGGTTCCCAGCGGCCCTTGGAAATAATGTAGACAGGGAACTGAGGATTCATGATTCCTCCTGATATTGGAAGCGCAAGAGATCCGCCGGTTTGACTTCTGGATACCAAATGCTTTTCGTGTGCAACGTAAGGCGTTGCCCAAGAAGTGCTGCAAACTGTTCCATATCCTCAAGCGTCTGAAAATTGACAATCACTTGTTTATATGCCGTCTGATCGTCTTGTTGGAATTCTGGCATATCTTGCCAGTGTTCCTCCCACCACTCGGGCATGTCAAACAGCGTGGCTTGTCGTTGCTCTTTCATGCTCTGCCTCTTCATGCAGGTGTCGTTGATAGAATTCCCGCACGGCCTGATCCAAAATCACCGTGCGAGGAATCTTCAGGCGCCAATACAGCGCATCAAGCACGTCTTTCGTGCTCTGCCACACATTCACTTTTGTCCATGTTTTTTGTTCCATAGTCCTAATATAATACAGAGTGTCTATGGTGTCAAGTGTTTGTGTGAGATTTTTTAGGATGTCGTGTGAAATTTCTCTAAGACATCAAACACGAGCCCCTGAAACTACTGCCAGCGCGGTTTATCGTAAAACTCAAGGATATATTGCCAGCCTTGCGAGCCATCCTCTTTCGTGTACGGTTTTGAGGGCAATTGCAGCCAGCGACTTCCGTTTTTTTCATGCACACAAATCCCCCGGATTTCTAAGCCGATCTGAGTCATGCGAAGGTCAAGAAAGCCCTGAAGCGTATTCTTTTGGTATGGTTTGTAATTAATAATTTCAATCATTATGTCCCGATTCTCCATTCTGGTTCAGCCCATTGTGAAGACCAATCTAGATCTTCTGATAATGCCTCAAGTTGTCCCCATTCGTTCATATATGCCTGTACGATTTTAGGATCATCTAGAATCATACAATTTTCAAAAGAGAGTTCAGCATTATGCGAAAAGTTATACGAACCAGTCCAGACTCTTTCAGGCACAAAGTGATAATGTTCATACATTCTTACTATGCCTTCAGAATCCTTCCATGTTTCAGTAACCGTTTCAAGATTTCCCGACACAAGAAATTTATGGTGCATCCTAGGAACTGAAATTTGTCCATTATGTTTTGCAAAGCCTACACATCGAACTGGAGGCAAGCTAGGATCTGAACAAACTGATAATTGTGACGTCTCAATGAAATTATATCGCTCAAAAGTCCCAGGAAGAGATTCATAGGCTTTCCGTAAATCCTGTTTCCAAGTTGTTGAATGTGCTGATGGATATTCAGGGCGAAGAAAGTCCTCTTTTTGCACGAGAAATGCGACCCCTTTGAGAGATGAGAGAGCCTCTAAAATCCTGAAATTCGTGAGCCATGCAATACACCCTACACAATACCGTGTCTGCTGAATGAAGTTAATCAAATGTTCTTCAATATTTTTAAAAAAGACCTGCGGTGATGAATCAAGAATACTAAAATCTTGTTGAGGATATGGCCCTTGATATCCATCACCATCAATAGGAATATCGTGCAAGCTTGAGATTGGGATTTGTTTTGAATAATGCTGATAATACAATTGTTGTGTTTTCATAGGTTCAGATGTAAGAGAGTGTGTAGTTGTAACCCCCTTATATATATAAGGGGGGTTACACAAATTACACTACACAGAATTACACACTTTTTTACACTCCTTTATATCCCCAAATCCCCTTGCCAACTAGGGGTTCTTAGGACATAGCAAATTGACAGTTACACAAATTACACAAGAAATTACACACTTTTTGATTTTCTGCTAAGTCCTTATTATTCAATGTGTTAGCAATATTAGAAAATCCTAATTTACACACCATGGAAAACCGCATAAGTCGTTAAAATACTATAGGTTATCAGAAAAAAATCGCTATTTTTTGAAAATGAGTTACACAAAAAATTACACTCCCTAGAAAATCAGGCGATCACAAGAGTTTCCAATGAATTCTGCCCTGAACTTGCGTCAACCATCCTTGCTTCCTAACCATCTCAAAATGTGAGTAGGCTGTTTTCTTTGTGACCCCAAACTTCTCACAATATTCTTTCAAGAGGATGTCTTTTGTTTTGCCTCCATGTTGTAATAATTCTCGATAGTTCCGTTTTGCTTCCTCTTGCTTTGTCATCTTGAGTTTTTCCGGCGGAGCATAGTCAATAAAATGGGCGAGGCCATCTTCTCCCCAAGTAAACGCTGCGAGGAGACCGTGATCAGGAGAATTCCGAATTTTAGCATTTCGGAAATCAGAAGACAATAATTTAATCATATAGTTTTCTTCTGCATTTCTCACTTGAAGGAATGTTGAGGCTTTTCGCATGAACAAACTTCCAATATGCCCCATGCCTTTTCCGTCAGTATCTTTACTATCAGGAGAGGCATGAATGGTGCTTAGGATAGCGCAATTCCGAACCTTCGCTGCGTGCCGCAGGTCTTGATAAAACTTAACGGCGAGTTCTTGATTGTTCATATCAGGAACCGTGTCAAGAAGTGTATCAATTACAATGAGTCCAATCGGTTGTTGAATAGATTCAATTTTTTCAAGGAGCCAAAATCCGATGTCATCTACGTCATCGGCACACATTTCTACAATGAGTCGTTGAAAGTCTCCATGGGCATTCAACAAACCATGTTTAATGACATGTGTTCTTTTTGCAATTCGTTTCAGCATTCGAAGATTATCGTCATGGGTTCGTTCGGTATCAAAATGGAGGATAATTTCATCAGAAGACATCTGAAAGGTAAACGGACTGTTTTTCTCGCATGGGTAAAGTGCCTGACTGATAAGGAGTTCAATCGCCGTAGACTTGCCCATTCCTTGTCGAGAGACAATCACCCCCATGTCATGACGATTAAGAAGATAGATCTTGCGACTCTCTTCACTCTCCTGATAGTATAGAATAGATTCTTTATCAATATATTCATCTTGCAAAGAAATTCTTGTTTGTCCATGTGTGAAAATACTTAGTCGAACTTTCTCTTTGTCAATAATTGGAAGATTTTCTAACACATCAAGGGAAAAAAGGCGTGTTTTGAGCAACAGTTCACTTGCAATCTCTGGAAAGCCTTCATGAATAAGAAAATCAATTGTTGCATTCTTGACACACAGCACTTGTGTTCCTCGATGAATGCAATACTTAAAGCCATCATAAGTTTCTTCAACGATGACAGGGACATTCCGTTTCATAAATACGCGAAATGTAAACTCCGTGGCAAGAAAGGCTAAAAACTTGACAACATCAATATGATAGAGCAAGGTTCCTCGAAATTCTGATATAGACCAAAAACACCACTCAGGGAGATATTGACTTTCTTGTCCGCTCTTTGCCATGGGAGGAGTATATGTCTCTCTGACAGAATTCAATGCGGTTTGAATTGTACGCTCTCCATAGGTTTGTTGCCCTCGTTTTTCATCCCATTTCTGTCGGTATAAGGCGCTCTGACGAAACAGGCGGTCGAGCTGATCAGGAATTTGTGTATAAAACGCTAGTAATGAACACAGGGCAAGATCGGCACTTGAATCATCTCCAGCATAGTCAGACGTATCACCTGTCCAGAGTGCCTGAAATTTCGAGGCATTCGCTGCTTGTTGACAAAGCGCAAGAATGTCTTGATCAGAAAGTGTTGGTTCAGACGGTATCTGGATTTTCTGTGGGGATGTTGATTCATCGTTAAACGCCCAGGCATATAACTCATTTAAGGGCTGTTGAATATTGTGAATCGTGTCAAAATTTTGACAGACGTCGGCTGTAAAGGCTAAAAATCGGTCTTTATCATAGATTTCTGTATGTTTTTTGTCATTTTTGCAGCGGTTCCCCGGCTTTTTCCCATGTCCTAAAATATGAAAGCCCTCCCCACCCTGTGAACGTTCCATATATGAATTAAATCGCTGCATCCATTGTTCAAATTCAGGGAGAACTTGTTTGCCTCCATTGAGGCAGTGATCAAAATCAATAAAGGTGTATGGATCTTCGGCAAAGAGACAAAAAGCCAATCCTGAGAACTGTGTATAGCGTGTCTCTAAAATAGAGAGTGCTTGTTGAAATGATGTCCAATCTTCTTTTTTTGTTGACCGGGCGCGTTTAAAGCCAGGTTGTACACGATAAGGAATTTTTGTCAAATTGCCGTCTTTATCTCGTTCGAGCCGCCATAACCCCCATTGAGGGCAATCTTGCAATTCTGCCGGAGTATAGCGTTCTAATCGGTCACAATCTTCTGCTGTTGCTATTTTTAGTGGACTTTCCATATTGACCTTTTAATGACAAGGAGTTAATTGTTTCTCTTTAGTCTCCGTAAATTCGACAATCATTTTTTCAACGTATTTTTTTAACGTAATGTCCTCATCATTCGCAAGGTCTTTTAGCAATTTATGGTGATGTTTTGAAACATAAATAGGACGATGATTATAGCGATATCCTTTCCCATCCATAATTCTCAGCCTCCTTTCATTGGAATTAATACTATAATAAAGTTTTTTCTTTTTTTGTCAAGAAATATCTTGACAAATTCACAGACTCTATTATGGTAGATGTACTGGATCGGGATCGTGCACACAGGCCAGAGCCATCGAGGCTGTCCGGGGGGCGGACTCGATGGGGCCTGATTCCGGTCCAGGAGTCTGTATGCCTCCGGTGGTTTCAGCATTCTACTCAGCGGCGGGCGTGCAGCTGTTGCACATACAACCTGAGGTCTTACACACCGGAGTGGGTCGGCATGCTGCGATATCAAACCTCATGCGGGATGTCGGTTCCCTCCATCTTATTATGAAGTTTTGCTATGTATTATTTTGCCTATAGTCACAATGCTCGTGACTTTTATTTCATCACGGATGACCAATTCGCGAAAACTCTTGATCAGTTTCAGCGAACATGCTGTCGCTCTGGGGATCGGACGCATACACGAGAATGGTTGTTGACAACATTTGCTAATGTGCTCCCCTCTCTTGGAGCACAAGAACAGGAGGATCCCATATGTCAGGAAAAGACGTGATCATGTATGGAATGTGGACCGTGGGAATCAGCGTTTGTCTATTCCTGCTCATTCTGTGGCTGACTGGCTGTACGCCGTATGCCTTCTGAGGGGACCCATCCAATGAACATGCATGACTATATTCCAGATCTCCCCCCGCCCGTCGGGGGGGTGCGCGGCGCCTATCAATATGTGTCGCCTGTCATCATTCAAACGAATTTTTGGCATCAACACGGCATCATCGTGCCCCGCTGTTTTTCCGTACGCTACATCCTGCCAGATGATGGCTGGATGCATGAAGCGCTTGCCAAATTCCATGCCTTTAACCTGGCCGTAACGGGCAAACAGCCACACGATCTCTATCAGCCGGATGTGTACGTCTGTATGGAATTTGCCTGGGATTTTAAAGCGTTTCTGCACACTTGCCATGTCTTGCATTGGCAGAAAGACGTGGGGAATGCGAAAATGGCTGTAGGCTTTGGCGCGACAGGCGTCAAGCGCTCTCCAGAAATTCCGTCACGTCATGCGATGATTCTGATCGTGAAAAAAACGCGGGATGGCTATGCAATCTGTGGCAAAGAGCCCCAATTGGCAATGTCCCCGCAGTCCGATTATGGCGTGATTGAGGATTGCTCCTCATTCACGGATGTCTTGTTTTGAGGAGGATGTGGACGAAGATGAGTGATCTTACAGAATTTCGACGAGATAGGACTTGGCAAGCCCGGCTAGATCGGATGCGTGCAGAGATTTCCGATCTCAAAGCGCATCTGACACAAGTTGAGCAAGTTCTGCGCCGAGAGCACATCTATGGCGAAGAGGCGCGCCGCTTGATCACCGAAGCCGAGGACTTGATGACCGTGGACCAACTGGCCCAGTGGCGCGGGGTGCGGGCCTGGCTGGAAACGTATTCACAGGAGGGAGACCTGCAATATTCCCAATTCGTAGATGATCACTTTTGGGAATGAGGGGGATCTGCTACATCGGTGGTGCTGATAGTCTGTAGAGGACAAGAATCTTCTTCTTCCGTGTAAGGTATTGATTAAAATCAAAAAAATAACATTTTTATAAAAAAAGTGCATTTTTTTCTTGACAAATTATAAATATGTTATATATTAGATATAGTAATTAAGAAACATTAACAACACGGAGGAGCACACAATGAATGCAGTAGATGACATCAAAATTATGAGTGATCAGGAAATCATTGGATCATACATAATGTATGGCGTAACCGGCGCCATGAACATGAAGATTCGCAATGGCATTCAGTTGTCGGCAGATGAGATCGCCAGAAAAGAACGACTCTCTGCTGCTCTGAAGAATCTTCCAGTCTTTCAGGGTGTGGTATATCGGAAAGTCCGCCTGTACGATGAGAGTTGGGTAGAAAATTTTGCTGCTTGGCATAAGGTCGGCTGTATTGTCCGATATGATGAGTTTGTCTCTGCCTCCACGTCATTTGAGTTTGTTGAAAATCATAATGTGGCCCCGACACAGGAGACTTCAGACATGGATGAGTTTGAAGTCATCCTGAAAATCCAGAGCAAACAAGGAAAGACATATATACATCTTTTTCCTGATGCAGATGACGATGAAAAAGAAGTCCTGTTTACTTGTAATAGTCAATTCAAGGTTCTTTCCGTATCAAAGGATGGTCGAAATATTGAATTGGAAGAAATATAAGAGAGGAGGGGGCAAGTCCCTTTTCTTTCTATGAATGAACAACTGAAACAATTTCGAGCACGGTGGCACCTGACACAAGCAGAAGTGTCCGTGCTGTTGGGTGTCAGGCAACCAGTCTGGAACATGTGGGAAACCGGAAAACGAGATGTCCCGAAGTATATCGTGAAGGAGATTTCGTTCTTTGAACGCCTGAGGAAGCGGGAACAAGACAAAGACCTTCGAAGGGTTCAGAACGGATAACAGTTTCTGCAACAAAAAAAAGGAGGAGGCAAATGAAGCGACTGATTTGTTTGATGTGTTGTTGTGTGTGTGTTGGCTGTGCAGATAAAGAGCTTCAAGAGCTATTTCCACAACCAGAGTATGCGAAAATGAGTCGCACACTGTCCGAGGATGTTCTCCAATCGGGGCCGGCTTCCCTTTTTGAAGGCGTGTTTTGTCACGTTCCGACGGAGCGCGATGATCTGGAGGCGGATGCTATAAAATATCCCTCCTGGGAATATTCGCTGCACGTGGCAAATTTCGCGTTGTTAGGGCCTGGTGGGATGCAGACCATGATGAATGGCTATGGCAAGCAGGGCTGGGAAATTATCACTGTGCTGAACCTCCCGGAGGATGGGGGATTCTCCACGTACTTTTTCTTCTTTTTCCGACGGCCCGTACAGTAATATTATGAGGCGGGGCAAAACGTCCTGCTAATAATAAGTTATGAGGCTTCTACGAAGTACCGAGCGGGTAATGCCGGGGACGTCCTGAGCGAGCGGCCAGCAAGATGGATAGCCTGTACATATGCCGCAGGCTCTCTGAGCTTAGAAAGAGCGAGAACCCTGAAAGAAAGACGGGTTGACACTTGGAAAGACAGGCTAACCTGCCGCCATAAAAATAATACAGCGCGGCCCTGGACGAGAGTAACCAGGGCAATTTTAAACGGAATTCCCGCAGCGAGGCCCGTTTGGTGGTAATTATTAGCATACGTCCCGACCTATTGACCGGTGATAGCAGGGAACTACGGAGCGAGAATTACCACCAATAACCGCAGGGATAGACGAGAGAGGGCATGATGTGGCCCCTTGATCAACTTGACATTCCCGATGTCCACGGAGTCATAGCACACATCCGGGAGGGTGACTCGCAATATATGACTAAGCAGAGGCGGTGCGGGGCCGCCTCATAACAATTGCGTGCACAAGAGCTTGCCCGCGCTCGCCAGTTTCAGCAGCGTACTTCCGGTCAAGTTTTTGTGTGGTTCACAAGGTACAGCCCGCTATGGCAAGCCTTGTAACGCATAGCGTTATAAGGCTTCACACTATGGTGCAGTTGCAACTCATAAAAATAGCTTTTGACCCTCAAGATGTGGTTTATACTCCACATTGGATCGCGTCTGATATGGTGTCTTTTTTTAAACCGTCAGGCACAATCCTTGAACCGTCAAAAGGAACCGGTGTTTTTATGAAGTATCTGCCACCTGATGCTGAATGGTGTGAAATCAGAGAGGGGAAAGACTTTTACGCATACGGGAAACAAGTTGATTGGATTATCGGGAATCCCCCGTATAAGCAATTCTTTGAATTTATGGATCACTCTTTCGATATTGCAAAAGATATTGTTTTTCTTCTTCCAGCAGATAAGCCTTTTAACGTATTTTCGACAGTTAAAATGATTCACGATAAAGGCGGTATTGTTCATGCTCGTTTTTATGGGGATGGTAGGACAGTAGGATTCCCAGAAATACACAGACCGGTGACGGCCTTTCACTTTAGGACTGGTTATTCTGGTTCTATGGGGTTTTCCTTTGCTACCCAGCCTTATAATAACAAGTTAGGCGGCTTATGAGTCCATATTATCAACATAACGGAATCACAGTTTATCACGGAGACTGTAAAGCTATTTTGCCAGAATTGCAGAATATTACAGTCATTGTGAGTGACCCGCCGTATGGGACTCAACTTGATACTGATTATACACGCTTTAAGGGTGGCGTACAGAGGAACCGTGTATATAAGCCTGTTATCGGTGATTCTGATTTATTTGACCCTCAGCATCTTTTGAAATATAAGAAAGTGCTACTGTTTGGATATTCCTACTTTGCCCAGAAAGTTCCTCCCGGTACGCTGCTTATATGGGATAAACGGTTTAAGAATGGGAGCGCATTTCTTGCAGATGGAGAAGTCGCCTGGATGAAAAACTGGTATAATCGAATCGGCCCGAAGACGGGCGGACGTGGACTCTATATTTTTTCATTGACGCAGCAGGGTTTTGTCAGGCCAGAGAAAGATCGGTTTCATCCTACACAGAAACCAGTGGCATTGATGGAATGGTGTATTCAGAAATTGCGTCTTGAGCATAGAGACGTGATATGTGATCCGTATATGGGGAGCGGGTCAACGTTAGTTGCTGCTCAGAATCTTGGCTTTCAGGCAATTGGTATTGATGTCGAACAAGAATATTGTGATGTTGCTGTCGAACGATTACGGCAAGTGTCTCTGTTTGGCGTGGGGTCGCTTGCTAACAATGCCATGAACGCCGACCCCAAAGAGCGCGGCGCAAAATTGGCGGTTTAATAACAGGCTCGTCTCCGCGCTCTTTTGGGCGGGTTATGGCGGGCGTTATGAAGCTTAGACGAGGAAGGATTATGACACCAGAACAAGCGATTAAATATGATATTTTGCAAGATGCTTTTGAAAATGGGGATGCCCCACTACCTAACTGTCCAATTACAGAAAAGAATATTGACAAATTCTATGAAGAATTACTCGTCAAAGAAAATATACACTGGGATTATGTTTCAAATTTTCGAGAGAGTGGAGAAGAAACGAATATTGGCTGTGATTGGTCACGGAATTATGAATCAAAATCGGTGGCAACTCAATTACGTGATGGAACTTGGGTAGGCTGGACATATTGGTATGGCGGTGGAAAACATGGAGATCCCGATAGTATCCCCTGGATGGATGAAGCATATTTTTTGGAATGTTCAGCACATGAAGAAACTATAATTGTCCGTGACTTCAAGAAGATAGATACTGTGGTCACTTCATAACAAAGCCATGCAAAGGAGCGCAGCCGATGCCCGCAAAAATTAAGTGATAATTATTAACTCATCACCCGCTATCAGGTTGACTCTGTGCTGCGCCATCTGATGGCAGGCGTTAGCAGGCTTACAGGAGAAGCATCGTGAAATTGAAACCATGCCCTTTTTGTTTAAATAAAAAAGTTGAAGTAGTTGATTTCGGGAACGATGACGGCGAGATAGAATACGCCGTCTGTTGTGAAAATTGTGGTGCTACTGGCCCGAATGACATTAGCATCCAATTAGCTTCTGAGATGTGGAATCTTAGAAGAATCGAGCATCCAAAAGAAGAAGTAATTTTTCGAGAAGATGGGTTTGAAATTAAAAATATCAAATTTAGCTAAGGAACTTGAATTTGTAGTTATAATGCCTGTAAAAATGCAGGCGCAGGGAGTGCAGGTTCGATTCCTGCTCGTTTATCGAGGACTGGTGTGGAGGGAGTCAGGTTCGATTCCTGATGATTATGGCATCTGACAATAATCAGAATGCTAACTCTGGTGAGCAGTGATACGGGCGGCCAGCCCGTTAAAGTGATAGCGGAATCTATCACAGGGGCATTCTAACAAACATTTGCAGCGCGACCAAACCCGCGCGCTGTAGTTTCAGTATAATCCTATCGCATAACGGTTCGTGCCAGCATCAAAGGCGTTGCCCGTCATCAGGGCGTGTGTTTGACGGCTGAAATGGAGCGTTATGAAGCGACTTAGTTATCGTTCACTAACCTTCAGAATTTGGTATCGTAAACACTTCACTCTGCCAGGGCGTGGTCAACTCTGGGCCTATCCATCCAAAAGGACGATAGCGAACATGCCCGCGAAGCACACAATCCCCCGTCATGCCATGAGGGAGGACATATAAGAATGTGATGGTCTGCTCCCCTGGTTCAATGGGGCACGGATACTCTCCCAGTTCCACGGTATATTCACAGGCCAATTCTCTTGAACAGGTTCCATTCATTGGGAACCGGGCCTGACGATGCAACGACAACAGAAGCTTGTTTCCTGTCACGCGCTGGACCGGGACTGGACTGGTAATTGTGTAAAAAAGCCATCCGTGACAAACGGCAGGACCATCATCAAGATAATCCAGAGAAGCAGACTTGCCAACACAAGAGCACTAATGCGCTGATAGAGAATCATGGGGTCCCCCCTGCTTGCCACATCTGAAAGGCAATGCTGATGAGGCCACCGATGACGAGAAGTAACAGCGTCCAGGTAATTTTTGTATTGGCTTCAAGCCGACTCATCGCTACACGGACCGTATCCACCAGCGCATCGACTTTTGTCACTTCTTCATTAATATGATCGCAG